CCATTTTGTGGCGGTGGAGTTGTAAATGAACCCCATGTAATCGTATTTACCACCACTGCTAGATACAGTAGGCAATGCAACGTCCGAAGACCCTTGGAAAATAGCGTTCCAAGAGAATGTTTGCACCGCTGTTGAAGATAGCCTAAAAATCAGTTTCTGACCGTTTGTAGGCGTTCCTGAAGGTGCATTGACAGTGAATGTTCCTGCCGTTTGAGTGTTTGCCATGGTGGCAACGTCTGTTGTGTCACCATTGATTGTGATTGATGTGGCTGTAGCTGTATTTACTACGCGGGGTAGCAGGGTAGCCAATGTTCCACTTGTTGGCAAAGTAATGTTAGTTGCACCTGTGCCTGTCAGCGTAATGTTGTAGCCACCACTGGTAACCAAGTTTCCAGTCAATGTAAGAGTGTTGGATACATTGTTAACGCCTGTACCGCCGTTTGCAGGCGATAGAACTCCAGCCAAGGTAATCGTTCCTGTCGTGGTGACAGGCCCGCCCGAGGTCGTTAAACCCGTTGTACCGCCAGACACATTTACACTAGTTACCGTACCATTATTTGATGCGGATGCAAGCAAAAAGACGTTCCCAAGACTGTCTAATGAATAGAGCTTTTTGTCAGCAACATTGATCGCCAATTCTCCAAACGTAAGATTTCCAGCGCTTGGTATTGCTGACGCGCTTAAACTGTAGTACAACGATATCGGTGTGAAGCCTGCTTGTGACATAGGATATGCCCTCCTTGCTAGATTTTATCCATGATGCGCTTAATATGTTGCAAAACTTCTTGCGGTTCTACAAAACTGTCTTTGTTGTGCTCATAAGCTTGCCACCACAAAAATTGGTTTGACACCAAATATGACCTGTCTTTCAACAAGTTGATGTTCTCAGGATGCCCAAAAATCAACGGATCAGACACCGACCATAGCACGATGCCTTGTTTGCCTTCCACCCACCCAAGATGCTGAAAGAAGCTGTCGCAAGAAATCCATGTACGGCATTCCTTTAGCAAGGCTTTAAGGTCGGTTAAAGGTAGGTTCTTACGAAAGTCAGGGACTAGCTGGCGCTCACCCTCTATCCCTATCTGGACAATAGGCTCATCGATCAATGAGATCAACTCTTCCCAGTATGGGTAGTTCTTAGGGTTTTCCTTACCACTGGTCAAAGCTTTAGAAAAAGGTGAAATTATGATCATAGGTACATCTTTTCATAAGCTTTTTCTACGCTTTGCGTCCACTTCCACTCGTCCATCTTCTTGTAGATGTTCCAGCGGTCAATGTCCCCAAACGTAGCCTGAGCCTCTGCAATAGATCGACCCTCTATTACCTCTGGGTAGCAAGTGAATACTAAAGGGTTCTTAATCTTTGGCAAAATCTTAGTGAAGACAATATGGTCTCCAAGACCACCATTTAAGACTACAGGCGTGTAATCTTTGAGCTTGACGTGGTTTCTAAAGATTTGCTCGTCATGCTCATACATCTCTCTCTTAGTCTCGCTTCGGATGCCCCCCATAGGGTTTTTAAGGTGCCAAGAAACCGCATCCGACACCGCATAGATGTCATACCCCTTTTGATGCAATCCGTAGGTAAACAGAGTCTCTTCCCTGTGAGCTACCCTAGATAGCGCCAAGTTGTAGTCATGTATCCCTGCGCGGTAAAGGAACGAGCAATGCAGGTGTTCTACTTTTTTATAGCCCTTAATCATCCCCCATTGGATGTTGGGTTCATGGTCAATCAGTTCAATCTTTCCAGTTGCCTTGCTCGTATCCATGATGGGAGGAGTGAGGATTGAACCACCCACCGCCCCTACGTTGTCAAAAAACTTTGTAAAAGAATACAAACGCTCTAAGACGTTTGGCTCTGGGATTGCGTCATCGTCGACCCGCCAGACCCACTCATAGCCCATGGTGTTTGCCATCTGGTGGATGTGATGTTGCCCCTTCTTGTGAGCATATAACCACTCCCAATCAATACCTTTGATGTTCAAGATTTGAAAGAAGTGCCCGTAGATAAGTTCTTTGCGCATGTCTTGGGGTTCATCATTGTCATCAAAGATGATGAGCTTATCGACCTTTTTGGTCTGATTGATGATGGCTTGTAGGGTTAGGGGAAGGGTCGTTGAATAACGCCCTCTAGTCGCCACTGAGCAAAGTACCTTAGACATTGTATTCACACAGCATTAGGTTCATGCCTTCAAATGGTGTATCGCTAATCTGCCCTTGCTCACCCATAAATTGATAAGTAAATCCAGTTAGATGAGATTCGTTGAGCATATGAAGTTTGTGGTGCCCGCCCCAAAATCCTACTGGTTCCATGTATGGAACTGTAATCAATAGACGCTTGCAATTATTTTTCAATCTTTGCGCAACTTCTAAGCCATTTTCCAAATGCTCAATCACTTCCATTGCCACGATAACGTCGTATTGCTCTAACTCAAAAGTGTTTATGTCTGCGTGGACAAATTGTTTGTTGTCTCCCCATCCTTCTTCTTTTGCAACTTCAATAATTTTTTCATCGTAATCTAGTCCGATGTATTCAATGGCGTCGCCAAAGAACTGTGACCCGTAACCATTAGAGCAACCTATTTCTAGCACTTTGTTGCCTTGCAATTTGTTTGTTGCCCAGAGATACCTTGCCCTCTCGCGGGGTTTAACTTCTTCACCCTTGATCGACATGTATCTTTCCCAGTTGTTCATCAAAGACCATTTGTAATGTTCTGGGTTGTATTTTCTTGCTAGTTTGCGACCATTTTTGGCAAAAATATTATTGAAGTCTTGCACCAACTCAGGGTCATGCACTGTCCCTTCGCCCTTGTGATAGATAGGAAAACCACCAACATAAAGCTCTGGATTCTCCAAAGTCTTTGGAGCAGATTCAACCATAGTAAATCCTGCATTTATTGCTTCAATGCAAAACTCCGTATCTTCACCAGTTCCTACGCCATACTCTTCATTTAGTAAACCAATTTTGTCAAACACTTTTTTGTGAATCATTGTGCAGAAAAACACACAGAAATCACGACCTGCGTCTGGAGAGTGCTGGACGATTGGCCCCGTAATTCCTACACGCTCATCTTGCAAGAATGGTGCTTGTAGCATTTCCAGCCATTGATTTTTTACCTGATCCAACAAAACCGTATCATTGTTTAGCAAGACAATGTAATCAGTTGAGCAAACCTTGATGCCTTCGTTTGTAGCCTTGGAGTAACCAAGCGCCTTATCACTCCATACAACGCGCAGATGCGGGATCGCTGTGTATAAGTAATTTAGATAAGCTTGTGTGTTGTCCTTGCACCCATTGGCAGACACAACCAACTCCACATCTGTCATGTCTGTGTGTTTTATGATTGAATCTATACAGGGTTTTAGGTACTTCTCACAATGGTTATACGTTGGGATCACCACGCTGTATTTCATTTTGTCTCTTTTTCATTTAGTTATTCCAAGGCAAATCTGGGCTTACTGTTGGTGGCAATGATTCAACGTATAAGCGTTCTTCCAAAGATTCTTCAATAGGTCGAACTATATCTCCTAATTCTTGATGCACCCACGCAAGCACTTGTTCTTCTGTCAAATTGGCATATGCAATGTAATTGCCAGCATCTGTATTTAAATCCGTATTGTCATCATGTGATACAAACTTTGTTGGGTCATCTGCGTTTGTTACTGTGCAATTCCAAAGAACTTGATACACAACATTGTCTGCCCCATTTTTACGGGGATAACAGTTAAGACCACGAATAGACCACTTAATTATGTTTGCCATGTTATTCCTTAATTGGAGTTCCAAATTACCCAATTTGTACCATTAAATACAAGAGTGCAATATTTGCCAGCGGTTGCCGCAAGGATTGCCGTACCAGCCGCCCCGCCTGCTTGTGGAATTACGTTTGCAGATGCGCTGTTAATTGCAAAACCTGCATAGTTCAACATTTGTAATGTTCTTCCTGTGTAAGCGGCTGGTGAAGAAAATGAATTTGATGTAACCCATAACGAACTAGAAACAGTATAAGTACCAACTCCACCAGTTCCAGTAACAAAAGCCGTAATAGTTGTTGTACTTAAATTTGGAATATATATGGTCATACCAACATAAAGCGTTCCCGTTGTAACAGATGTAACCGTTAATGTTGTTCCAGCCGCGGTATTAAGCCCGTTATCTATTGTTCCTACAAAAGCAATATATGTTGCTGAAGGCAATGTAACTGTGCAAGTTGCAGTAGTGTTAAACGCAAGATAATAATTAAGCGTGTTAACAAAATGGGTAGATGCTGTTACAGATGTGTACGATTGATACGAAATTCCACCGCTAAAAATATGATTTTCGGCAACATATTTAGCGGTGTTGTAACTATATTGGTTACCTGACGATAATGAAGGGTCACGAATACTTAAAACAATTTTTGGCGTGCTGTACGGTGAACTTGGAGCCATGTGCCCTAACACAACTGCATTAACTGAATTGGTTGATATTTGGGGTGCGCTACCCACAGACGCCCTAACAAGATCGCCTACCAATCCATACTGAAATCCAAGTCCTGTGTATGCGCCATTTACTCCATAAGAAGAACCATAAGCCGCTAATCCACCACTTAATACATTAGAAGTCCCTGCCGCTTGTTGAGTGCCAAAAAATCTTGGAAAAGCAAGTGAATCCGAAGAAGTTACACGCCCGTCTGAATTAACATCAAAATATTGAGGAATAGCAATTGTGGATGTTCTATACGCATTAGTAAACAACAAGCGTTTGCTTAAAATTGCGCCTTGTTGATCGTATACCTGATCTATATCACGCACAAATAAATTGCCACCAGATTCAACAGAAAATACTGTTGCGTCTATAGTGTCTGTAATAGTTCCACCAGCAAACAATGATACTGACGTTAAAGTAAAAGACTTGCTTATTATGTATGTACCAGTAGTGCCAGTACCTGTGCCAAATGCAGTAATAAATGTATTTATTGGTATTATTTGAGCAACAGCCGCTGTTCCATTTGCGGTCATTCTTTGACCAACCGCTAATGTTCCAGACGCAACTGCGGTAACAGTCATTGTGGAGTATGTAACCGTTAACGTATCTCCTACAGTACCACCGCCACTTTTATTTAAAGTGTATGTACCAGCGCCACCTGTACCAGTTCCAAGTGCGTTTATGTAAGAATCTGGCAGAACACCATCGCCAGCAATTACAGCACCTACAATTATTGTTCCCGTTCCTTGAACAGTCGTAACGGTAAGCGTTGTTCCAGATATGCTTGCCGAAATATTAAAAACGGTGTTAGCCGCGACTGATGCGGTGAATGAAGTAAGCGGGTCTGCTACAACAACGCTTGTATCACTAACTGATATTGTGTTACCAGCAACTACAGAACCTGATTGTCCCGAAAAACCTGAGTAACCTGATGCCCCTGCTGTACCAACAGAACCAGAGTATCCAGAGTAGCCTGATGCACCGCCAGAGGGGCCACTGAAGCCGCTGAATCCGCTGAATCCAGATGTACCTGCACCACTGAATCCACTGTACCCACTAACACCTGAACCGCTGTAACCAGATGTACCTGAAGCACCATTAGAACCAGTACCACCTGAGTAGCCACTTACCCCTGAATATCCTGAGTAACCACTGGTGCCTGAAGCTCCGCTACTACCGTTAGTACCTGAATATCCAGAAATGCCAGAGAAGCCAGAATAACCGCTTACACCAGAGCCTGAATATCCTGATACGCCTGAAAAACCACTGTAACCAGAGACTCCTGAGAATCCTGAGTACCCAGAAATACCTGAAAAACCAGAGTAACCGCTAATGCCAGAAAAACCGCTATATCCTGATCTTCCAGAAAATCCAGAGTAACCTGATATTCCAGATGTACCTGAGTAACCCGATATGCCAGAAAAACCTGAGTAACCTGAAATACCCGAATAACCAGAGATACCGCTAAAACCAGAGTAGCCTGACCTACCAGAAAAACCTGAGTAACCTGAAATACCACTAAAACCAGAATACCCTGATATTCCAGAAAAACCACTGTAACCAGAGATTCCAGAGAACCCTGAGTATCCCGATATACCGCTGTATCCGCTTATGCCTGAGTAGCCAGAGATTCCGCTATAGCCTGATATGCCAGAGTAGCCTGAAATACCTGAAAAACCTGAGTATCCAGAGATTCCTGAAAAACCGCTAAATCCTGAAAATCCAGAAACGCCGTTTACAACCGCCAAAAATACAGGCAAGGCGTTTGCAAAATTAGTTGTTCCAGTTCCAGCAGAAGCAGATAGCGTTACAGGATAGTTCCAGTAACTGTTAGCCGCGCCGGGGTTCGTGTTTGTTGGCGTTCCGTTAATAGTCCAAGTTTGATAGTTTGAACTATTGCTTTGATCTTGAATGGTGAATTGTTCGCCATTTGTTAACAACCTTAAAAAGATGTCAACGTCAATGTTGTTATCAGTTAAATGGCTGACGCTGATAGAGGTTGCGCTTGTTTGTGTAGCGTTGTTCCAGAGCAGGTCACCGTCGCCGGGGTATCCGCTCGTAGCCCCAGTGTTAGACATATACAAAAATACGCTTGACGAAGTACCTGTTGCGCCAGAG